TGCAGAGAAGGGAAACGGTATCGTGTGCTCAAGGTCGAGGTGCAGGAGGAGGTGTATTCGCCATATGGCAACTGGGATGTTGCGGTGTTTGCGATTCCTGCTGCGGCTTGGAGCTCCCTTGGGGTGGCCGCCCTTCAGCCCTATTTTGGTTCCATGTCTGCTGTGCAGATTAGGGCTGTGATGGACGAACCTCTTTACATGGCTTGTACGGTTGAGGTTTCTGACTCACCGTTCATCTTGTACCATGCCTCCAATACAACAGCCGGATGGAGTGGAGCCCCTTTGCTTACCATCGAAGAGACACCCAAAATTGTCGGTGTGCACACTGCTGAGGTTATCTCGCGTATGCGCAATGAGGCGACCAGCATAGAGATCCTCCAATGGTTGGAGCAGGATGTGGTTGTTGAAACCCCCAAGCCCCGTGGTCGATCTTATGTTGAGGAATTGGGTGATCGTTTTGAGGAGAAGTGGGAGGTCCGCCGGCGCGGACAGAAGGAGGAATGGGGCGTTAAGCGCCCTCGGGGCGTGCAAACTCGGAGGAAGGCAGTTCCAAGACCGCGTGAGCGAGAAATCGCGGAGTTGCCAGACCCAGAAGGAGAGCTTGCACGCCTGCGTAACCTCTCGCGACGTCAACGGAGGGTTTCAGAGTACAATGAAACCGTCGTTCTTTTGGAGAAAGCGGTTGATGAGGGCAATATTCAATTGGCTTTGGAGCTTGAGGGGGAATTACTCAAGCTGCGCGTGCCTGAGTCATTGAAGGAGGCCCTTGAGGGGTGGGAGGCTCGTCTGCCGGTAGAGGCGATTGAGGCCACCCCTCGTCGCCGCCGGAACCGGAAGAGGAAAGATTCTCGGCCTGAGGAGAAAGTCCAGGCCGTGAAACACCCCCAGAGCCCGATGTTGGAAGAAGAACTTCCGAATTCCTTGCTTCGGCTTGTGGAGTCGGCTTCCGCATTGGGGACAGTGGAGAAGGTGGGAGAACGTGATGATCCGGTGATTGGGAGGGTCGACGTTCTCTCGCTGAAGTTTCCAATTCATGACCGCGAAGAGCGCAAAGCCAGTGACGCGCTTGCGTTGGGCTATGTGATGCCCCCACGCTCACTTGATGTGATCAAGAAGAGTATGAGGTTCCACATGGACGCTGGTGCTGCTGCCCGCGAGCACAAGTTGGATGCCACTGATGCTGAGGTGGAGCTGTTCTATGAGGAATGGTATGGATCAGACACCTTGGACTCTGACTTCGGACATTTGAAAGAGATACTCTGGTGTGATGAGCAATGGAAACTTGGCAATCGGGATGTGGCTCTCGTTCATCTTGAGTCATTGTGCCTTGGTGTTCTTCTCACTCTTCGGAGTGAATCGAATCCTGGCTATCCCTGGTGCTGTACCCACTCTACAATAGGAGCAGTGCGCGAGAATCAGATTGCGCGGGATGCTGTGGTTGCTACCGCGGTCCTTCGCATGGGTTACCTCCTAGGGTGGTTTCGAGAGCCCTTAGTTCGGGAGCATGAACCATGGCGTGTGTTTGAGAAGATGGAGCCTACTAAAGTCGCGAAGGTGACTGAAGGACGTGTGCGACTGATTCTCAACATCGCTGTGCCGGACCAAATTGTCGAGACCATACTCTGCACAGATATGGACAAAGCGGAAATCGCGG